AGGTGCCAGGAAGAATTGATCTTATTTTTTTAAGGAAAGAGGTGAAGCTTTCCCCCCTACTGCCGTCCGTGACTTTTTTCCAGTGCATCCCGAGAAAAGAGTTTTTTGCGTAACATCCCCCTTTTTTCAAGGGGCATTTGTCGGGGCAGGTTGCCGCTGTTGACGTTGTGACCGGCATTGCTCCCGTCTTTACGTTGTCGCTCTTCGGCGTGAAGTGGAAGTTGTATGTTGTCATGTTTTCGCTTTTTGGTTCGGGGTTGGGGTTATTTGTTTGCTTTATATTGGGCAAGGTCGATGCCATTCATGAAAGCCCAGATCAGATTATAAAGCTCTTTTTTAGAGACATAACCGCATCGGAGAGGGTCGGAGACCGCCCCCGTGTCGGAAACGATTTTTTCCAACTTCCAGCCTCCATATGCTCCCGCCAGGTAGAACGTCCCAACATTGGCAACGAACTTCCCGTCTTCCGTCCTAGTGTAGGGTTCGGGGTTGGCTCCCGTGAGGGTGTTGAGTCTCTTAATCGATCCTTCCAATTCTGATTTGCTGATTTTCATGTTTTTAGGTTTGGGTTGGGTTTTAGTTGTTGGTTAATAGATAAGCGATTCTTGCCGCTAGGATAGCGGCTACAGCTCCCAGGATTGCTAGGCGTAGGGTTAGGGTGTTGATTTGCTTGGATCGGTTCCAGGCGAGGATTGCGTCGGATTTTTTCATATTTTTAGGTGTGTGGGTTGGGTTGGGGTTGGGTTAGAGTTTGACGGTCTTATTGTGGCGATTAAGACGGTGATTGTATCCGAGTTCCCTGGCCTGTTTGCTCGCAATCCTCTCGCTAGGGTATCCGTTCCCTGACTCATCGAGATAAGGCAGAGCATCGTCTGTAATGTAGTACCGGCCCGTCGGTGCTTGATGGATTCGTGCTACTGTTTTCGTTTTTTGTTCTTCGCTCATGTTTTGTTTTTTTGTTGGTGTTGTCATTGTGTTGGTGTTGGGTGTTGGGGTAATTAGTAAAGGAAGTTTTGATTGTGGCAAGCACCGCAAGGGCAATTCTCGAAAGGCTCGCTTTCCATCCTATAACGTAACTCTTCCTGCGTGGACTCATCCAGCATTTCAAGGCGAGGAAGATTTACCAGGCGACTATTCAATGCGGTCCACGCCGCAGCTTGGTAGTCCCTACCTTCGAGCTGCAAGCGGTGGCTCATGGAAACTCCTGACAGGATTTGATCTTCTGTGATTTCAATGGTTATGGTGCTTTTCATGTTTTTTTTGTTGTTGTTGTTGTTTTTCGTGATCGCCTCTGGAGCCAGTGTTTATCGGGTTCCGTAGTCAATCACTGCAACAAAGATACCATACTAAAAGATCTTTGCAAGTTATTTTTATTGGGTAATGCTTATTTTTATTGTTGACAGAATCACGGGGTTGAATTGTAACATATGGGAGCGCAAAGCGACCATTCTTCCTAGGATAACTCTTCAGCTTATGGGTTTTCCTGATTCAGTCTTTTCTTCTTCTCAACACCTCAAATCCGAGAACGTCCAATATTGGTTACGATCAGACAACACTGTCTCCCGGCTTCGCCTCGCACGATACGGATCAGGAACACGGCGAGGGGATGAACAAGGGAAGTTGACTAGGGAAGGTTAAAGGGGTAAAAGATAGGGAATCATGAGCAAAAAAACAATCCCTAGCGTTGCCAAGTTATCCCCAAAGCAAAGTCAGTTCGTCAAATACCACCTGGAAGGACTCCCATTAAGCAAAGCATATCTGTTATCAGGTTATAAATCGTCCAGCGTTGAGAATGCGGCAAGTGATGCTTGTCGACTAATCAAGACTCCCAAAATTTCCCAAGCGATTCAGCGAGCCAAGGAAATAGAGTGGGAAAAAACCGTGATGAGTCTTGCCGAACGCAAAGCGTTTCTTTCCAGCGTTGCCAGGACTCCAGCCGGACAAGTGGACAAGGATTCTCCACTCTGTCAGGAATATAGTGAGGACGTAGATCAAATGGGCAATGTTAAAAAGAGAGTGAAAATGCCTAATAAATTAGAAGCTGTTAATATCCTATCAAAGCTATCTGGAGATTACGAGGCGGTAACTGAACAACAGACTAATCCTTTCCAATTCTTAGTCCAGTTCTTCAGCCCGTCATCACCGGCACTGCCGGTTCCTTCGCCGGTGTTGCCGGTCCCGCCGGTAATCGACGCGGAGATTGTCCCACCCTAAACACCCTAATTTATGCGGAGAATGTCCCGCCCTCGACCCCCTAGGATCTCCCAGGGGAATCTCTTCGGGAGGTGGGAGGGGTGCCATCACCTATATATTGGGCGGTAACGTGCGACATGCCCCAATGAAAAAAAACCTATATCTGGAAACTTCCTTCCCTTTTAGTTTATTTTACAATAACCTAGACTTGACGATGCATAATGGTTCAGCTTTAATTTGGTGATGCAACCACTTTGGTATATCACAAAAGATGGTGATGAGGTGTGTGCAGATTTGTTTTCAAGGCATTACTCTAAATATCATTACAAAGATGGAAGAAAACCAAAGTTGTTTTGCGGGCCAGGATTTAAGATTGTCCTGCGAACATGGGAAGGAGACGCAATGTTTGTCTGGAAGAAATTTAAAGACGATAGCGGACAAACAGGAATCAATTGTAGCATCTTTAGAAATGAGTCGCCGCACAAATCAAGTGAGCTTATCCGACAGGCTGACGCCATTGCTGATTTCATCTGGCCTAGTGAAAGGCATTATACCTTTGTCAATGCGACGAAAGTGCAATCAATTAACCCTGGATATTGTTTCAAACTTGCAGGATGGAAATCTTGTGGATATACAAAAGTGAATAAATTGCTTATATTAGAAAGACCATGACATTGAGATACCCACCTAGTGAGAGGAATAAGCCGAGCATCATGCTATTGAGGAGTCTGGCTAATGAGTTGGAGTTGGATTCGGATAGTTCTCCTGGTGGGTATGGGGGTATGAAATTGGAGAGGGAGAGATTGAGCAAGGCATTGAAGGAGAAGATAGAAGATTCTCGACTCTCGGATTGGGATAGGGATATGATCAAGGGACTATAAGAATTTTTCCCCCACACTTCTGTCTGTGAGCAAGTGCAAAAGGGGGTTCTTATGTTTATGTTGTGTACATATGCATACGCTCATGTACAGAAAAAGCGGATTCATCGACATGATATCCAATCGGGTATAATGCGGTGATTAATCAGGTGTCTGCGATCATCAACATTTGAGAGATGTATACGATCTGCTACACAATTTGGATATATGTAGCATGATCACTACACTACTCCTGTGTAGTAAGCATGGAATACTAATTTTGAGTGGTAGGTGTTAAAAATATGTAGCGGTTTTTTTAACAGATTACTCTGTTAGTTTCTTAATACAAATCCTATGCATTTATTAAAAAGTGTCAAGCGTTTGTAAACTCGCTAAACTTCCTAAACTCCCTATAAATTGGCTACCCCTCATGGATTTGAACCATGACTCACAGAGCCAAAATCTGCGGTGCTACCGTTACACCAAAGGGTATTAAGATTTGCGTGGTCTGCCTCTGGATTTCTTGGTTACTGGTTGCTGTGAGAGTTGGACTCTTCCGTAGATTGTCTTCTTTGCTAACTCCTCTGGCAAGTTCAAAACAAATGCTCGGAGCCTCATCCTTTGTTCTGGATCTATGATGCCTACTAGGACACTGAAGTCTTCACCTTTCAGTGCCAATTCTTTGGCTTTCTCATACGCTTCTTTTTGTTGTTTCATTTATAAATAAAAAAAGTCTTGTGTTTAGAAAAAATTCGTCTAGTGATGAGATTCTATGAAACACCTATTCAACAAGAATGCTCTTGAGAAGGCGTGTGATGAGTGCGGTGGTACAGGAACCGATTGGTACGATGAAGGTTTGGGAGAACCCTGCTGGAAGTGCCAAGGGACGGGTCATGTTGCTACTGAAGAGGGTAAGGCTATCCTCCAACTTATTGCACATCATTCCAAGGGTATTTTAGAATACGCCTAATTATTTCTCTATTCGTCTCCAGCGGTCACGCCACAGGAGATCGGATAGACGATTTGCGTAGGCTCTAACTTTCAGTTCTGGAAGGTTAGGGTCAAGGATGTGTATCCCTTCGTGTAAAACTATATTGAGTCTGGCTTTGGTAGATAGTCGTGGATCTATTTCTATCTTTTTATCTGCAAAGATAGCCTGACCATCGTTACGTTCCCTGCCTAGTTTCTTATCTTCCAACTTAATACGGACGGGCAATTTCATCTTGGGGAATTATTCGGAATAGACTTAACGATACGACTGCATTACCTACCCTGCATTTTTGGATCTTTTCTTCTACTTCTCCCAATTCCACTCGTTTTCTTAATTTCCTACGGATAGCATCTTTTCCAAAGGTTACTTTTCCTGCAAGGTCTTTAACAGAAAACCATTCACCATAAGATACTTCATCTCTTGTAGGTGTGTTGATTAGATCAACAGCACATTTGATAATGCTCTCTCGTAGATCAGCCTCTGATGGGTGTATTTTCTTTCGGTTCATACGAAATGATTTTGGTTGCTGGTAGTTCTCCTTTGTCACATCCACTCCAATCCAGTATTCCCACACCTGGGCGGCATATGGCATCTCCCACAACTTTGTGGGCATATCTGGTAAGTAACTGCCAAGCTGGTGTTACCATGAATATACCAGCACCATCATTAAAGATTCCTCCCGTGTGTCGATGGCCTCGTAGATATATTTTTGGAACCCTATGACCAACACGGGAGTAATTCTGTCTGGCGTTGCCCATTGTTATAGACATTGCTCCAGCCTCAAGGTATGCCCTAGAACTTGTCGGCATATGGTGGGCAATATCAATGAGTGTACCATTGATTTCTAGTAATCCTTTGTCACCTAGCCAAGTAGCACCTA